CTACACTTAACAAGCTTCAAGGTTACAAAACTCAAGGTACAAATAATATCACAGTTGAGGACGTTAAAAAGTTTAACTCAGTTTACAAAGATGTATTTGAGTTGATCTTTAACGAGACAGATCCAGCAAAGAACTATCAATTGCTAGTGAGCAATTATGCAAATAAAGTTGACGACGTACTTCAAACATTAGGTGAAGAGTTTGTTGAATATATACAACAAGAGAAGTTGCAGCATGTAAAGCACATTCCTCAGATTATCATTACAGTTGCTAAACACCAAGCGCAACGTGTACATGTTATTGACCCAGTGATTACAATGCTTAGTTGTGTGTATGAAATACAATCTATCGTCAACTCTTAAAAAACTTATTAGAAAATTTTTTATTGTCAATTATTTTGTGTATATTGGCAGTAGAATAAGAAACAAGAGATATGAAAGTGGGAAAACATACACTACTTATAGACGGTAACTATTTTGTGTTCAGTAGACTTTTTGTCTTACCTAAACCTAAAGGCGGTGTAGCCTTATTGGGCGATGATAAGCAAAAAGCACAGTTCATGAGAAAGTTGGCCATTGACTTTGCATCAGAGATGCGCAAGTTAAAAATGTTTGTCGATGATGTTGTATTAACAGTCGACAGTAAATCGTGGCGTAAGGATCTTTATCCTGAGTCAGATTATAAAGGCACTAGAAAGCAGAGTTCTGATGTAGATTGGAACGCTGTCTATTCTGTATATGAAGAATTCCAAAAGGTAGTAGCCAGTAAAGGCGTTACGGTTCACCAAATTCAAGGTGCTGAGGCTGACGATGTTATTTTTGGTTGGTCTACAATGCTTAACGCTCGTGGTAAATCATGTATCGTATGGTCGGGTGATAGAGACCTTATTCAATTGGTAAACTACTCTACTACTAACGATGCTCACACTATATGGTATTACAATACTAAAAAGTCACTCTATGGTTACAAAGGTTTCTTAAAAGATATGGAGACTTCAGCTGCTGCCGATATGAGCAATGAAGACATGCTCTTTAATATGGGTGGACAAACAATGCTTAGAGATAATTATCAAGGTGATATTTTGTCTTGGATTGAAGCTAATAAAATTCAGATCGAAGAAATTGATTGTGACGAGTTTATTCTTAAGAAGATCTTAACGGGTGACAAGTCAGACAATATTCCTGCAGTAGTTACTTGGCAAAAAGAAATGAAGTCAGGTAAATTACGCAACTACTCTTTGACAATGAAGCATGCTGATACTATCTATGATCAGTTTATTAAAGAGTATGACAATTTTGTTATTGATCACTTGTTCTCATCTGAGTATAAAGATAAATTATCAGATATTGTTTATCGTGTAGTTGGACACAGTAATCCTACTCTAATTAAAGTTGCATTGTCAAACAACATTGCACTAATGCTACTACACACTAAGACAATTCCAGATGCTATTCAAAAGGCAATTTACGATTCTATTGAAAAGGATTGGGAAGGTGCTATTGAAAACAAAGAGTCTATCATGGAAATGGATCGCATTCTTGAAGGTACGACTTGGTTAAAAGATCAGCCAAGTTTTGGTCCAGATGCTTTCGCAGGCATGGATATTCCAGATGAATCAACTGCTCCTCCTAAAAAGATGAAGCTCGTTGGTAAGAAGACAACTCCTAAAAAGACCACCGAGGAGAGTCAGACTAAAAAATTATTTTAATGGAAGAACTTATTCAAGTTGAAGAAATTTTAACCGAAGCCGGTGCTTATGGTTTAAGACAAGAAGTTATTTTGACTGCGCTCGATTTCATAGAAGATGGTTATGGCATGCTAGAGGCATATCAACTGTCTTTTATGGATTGGGTTAAGTAAACTAAAGCGTAGCTAACACATATAACATATATGCTAGACGAAACTAAATTATTCGACTTCGTAAAAATTATGTTTACGAAGAAAGACACTTATAATAAATTAAAAAATCATTCTAAGAAACGTCATCATTTTATGATCAATCGTTTCTTTGCTATTAAATATCCTGCAAATTCGCAGATGTTTAACATCAATGGGATCAATGGAGCAAATGTAGTTGAATCTTGGGCCATGGTAGCTTCAAGGTTTAAATCTGTACCGGGTTGGTTTTACACTAAGACCAAAAAATCGGCCGCTAAAAATGATACAGATAAATATACTCCAGACGATCGTGCTGTAGAAATCTATCTGTCTAAAAATGAAATAGGCATGCGAGAATTCAATGAATTGAAGACTTTCGCTAAAGAAGAACTATACGCTGATCTTAAAAAAATTGAAGCCCAGATAGATGTCTACACCAAGTAAAGATACATTCTCTGAGGTTATTGATATAACCTTATACAAGTATAACTCAATTGATCTAAAGTTGTGGGGTATTTTGTGTAGAAGCTCAGGTACTAAGAAATTAGATGAAGATTCGATTCTAGTCAGTAGTGATGATATGCGAAAAGCACTTCGAGGGTTCTTTAGAGCCGAGATCAATCGCTTTCAGGCCGTTAGCGATGTAGCTATTCACAAAGAGGCTACCTCTGTTTATTTCTTACAGCAAATGTTTGATCACATGACTAATCTTATGTGGATTAAACTAACACTCAATAAGAATGCAAGTTATAATCGTATAGTTAACATTGATCAAATCAAAACTATTAAATATAGCATCAAAACACTAAGAGGTAGTATTAGACTCTTTGATATTTTTAATGAGCATGAATGTGAAGTGGCCAGCAAAGTTCTTAGAAGAGCTAATCTTTTTAAAGACGATGAGCACTATACGGTTATGCGAGTTAAGACTTTTTTAAACACATTAGATCTATTCTTATCAGAAAACAACACAACTGAGATTTTTAATATTATTAATCCAATAATTTCAGTTGCAGAACAGTATGAGTCTGATGATCCTGAGATGCTCTTAATAGCTGACAAAAAGTCAGATATATAAATAAAAATAAGAGGTCTTAGACTCCAATTTAATGGTAACGAATTTTACAGCTACTGAAATAGGTGATTATATGTTTGCTAAGTTAGTTGAACCTTATGAAGGTGTAACTAAAGTCTTAAGCTGGAATATAATTGCAGGTGTTTCATCACCAACAACGATTGGTACACTAGCGCTTGTTGGCGGAGATACTAATGTAGTAGGTACTGGCACAAACTTAGACTTAGAATCAGGTGATCAGATTATTGTAGCTAATTACATTTTAACAGTAGATCAAGTTTTAGGCCCTAATGGTTTTACAATCGTAGAACCTGCACCATTTACGGCTAGTGCTATTAAGTTCTACAAGGCGCCAAATCCTAATAATCATTTTACATACTCTTATAGATGGTCTCAAGAGGGTTCAAGCTCTGATGGTGGTCAAATGTCACCACTCTACTCTTTAAATATTGGCTCGGGTCCACAAGATCTTTTAGGTCAAACGTTTGATCCAACTAAACCATTATGGATCGACGTAAAGGCCGAAGTTAATGCGTTAAGTGATTATAATTCAATTACACTCTTAAGTGTTACCTTTGAATTAGAAACCGAGAATGGTACAATTGAATCTTGTCCTCAATTTTGTGGTGATTGTTCAGATCCATGGGCAATGAGCGGATGTGCAAACATTGTTATAGATTGCGAAGACGATATTTACAATCCATATAATCTTCAAAGACCAAGAGATACTTATAGAGAAATCAGTGAATTGGCTTCAGAAATGTGGGGCCACCAAGTTAGATACTTTAGAGTTGAGCCAGATCAAAGATCTCGAGATGTGGTCTTAATGGAGTATTCACTCTATAATGTAATGGAAGAAAAGCAACTTAAAATAGTTGTACCAGACAATGCAATGCCAACCCAAGAATTCAGCTTTGATATTTTTGGCATGGGCTTTGAAGACTTTGAGGTTCACATTACTAAAGGACAATTTAACACCGCATTTGGCTTAGGGGCGAGTCCAAGAAGCAGAGACTACTTATATTTCCCTCTAATGAATAGAATGTATGAAGTGCGTTCAGTCTCTTTTGCAGATGAGTTCAATATGGATATGACGTATTGGAGAGTAATGCTGACCAAATATGAAGAGAGAACTAGCTCAATTCACAATGATAGCCAAGTTGAACAGACTGTTGATGATTTAGTGACAGGTATTGAAGAGGTTTTCGGTGAAGAGATTCAAGAGGAGTTTGACAAAGTTACTAAACCACAACAATATCAAACCGTATTTAGTGAAGTTGGTGATGGCGTTAGATATAAGATTCACAACGGATTGGTAATTAAAGACGTTCAGATTAGAAATAAATGGACTGTAGTTGCTAAGAACGTATATGACTTAAGTTCTATTAAAGATCAAGGTTTAAATGCTTTAACTTATAAAAGAAAGTCACAGCTATCAACTTCTGAAAACTTAGCTATTACTTTGTGGTTTAGACCAAGTGTAGTTGACGGTACAGATTTACCATTGATTACTTCATATAACAATAACAAGGGGCTTGCTATTAATACAACCCATGATACATTAAGTGTTAAGATTAATAACGATACACACTCATTTACTTATAACAATAACTTAGAAGCTGGTGTGTGGTATGGTCTAGTCTTTAATCTTAACAATCAATATAATGCAGTGACTGCAAATGTTTATAGATTAGATCCACAGAGCAACTGGCAAAATGGCCAAAGTGTACAAGACACAATGACTTCAGCACTCACTGGAACTGTAAGTAATATTATGCCATATGGTTGGACAAGTGACACACAATGGGCGTTAATGCCAAGTAAAGTTGAGATGACTAATATTAGACTCTTCTCAAGAACCATTGAGCAAGAACAGCACTTTAATGTACTTCAACAATATGTTGTTAGAGATAGTCAATATGCTAAGATTGTCGATAATGCAATCCCTTCTATTCAATTAAGACGCTATAATCAAGCCAGATAATTTAAGACGCTCTGATCGTCTAGAATATGGTAGATATATAGATTATAATATAATATTATGAGCGAAGATAATAAGAAAAGTATTTCTGAACAAGCTGACGAAATCAGAAAAGAGTTAGACGCTCTTATAGGCGAAGGCCAACTTGATGTTGAAACTGATCCATCTGATTTACCCGTAACTCAAAGGGAAACCAGTCTTGCACCAGTAAATTACACTGAAATAAAAAGTCAATCAACTACCAAGGCTAAAAAGACTATTACTAGTCTAATGAAATTCTATCTCGATGCAGATATTATTGAAAAGGACGAATATATTCAAGCTAAAAAGAAGATGGACGAGATGACGATGAGTTCGTTGATCTATCAATTACAGGCTGGTGAAAGAGCCTTAACTACTCTACTTGAAACTATCGAAGGCGGTGAATTAGCACCGAGAATGTTCGAGGTCTTGGCAACACTTCAAAAATCAATGCTTGACATTATTAAGTCACAGACAATGTACTTGATGGCTGCCGAAGAATCAACCAAGAGAATTGCACGTGATATTGAGATCTATAAAAAGAGAGATGATACTCGTGAAATCGAAGAGAGCGGCGGTAGCACAGAAAACAAAAATATTCAAAGAGGTACAAAAGATCTAATGGCTGCAATTCAAGCAGGTATTAAGAGTAGCGATGATGACATTACAGATGTTGACATAGAAGAGAATACAGATGAGTGATTACGTAGGCGATAATAAGTGGATTCCAAAGGAAGATGGGGGTCAAGCCTCATCTGACAGAATTGTTTGGTCAACCAAGCAAGTCAATGATCTGCTTCTTGCCCTAGATCAAGGTTATAAACCTAAAGTTGCAATGCCATTTTATGAAGGTAAGCAATTCTTAAGAAAGGGTAATATTGTCTTTGAATACACTGATGATGAAATTCAGGAGCTGGCTAGATGTGCCAGTGATATAGTCTATTTTGCTGAAAAATATGCAGTTGTAATGACTGATGAAGGTATTCAACGAGTTAAGCTTAGAGAATATCAAAAGAGAATGTTGCGTAACTTTCAACATGAAAGATTTAATATTGTTTTGGCATCTCGACAAATGGGTAAAACGGTAACGGCCTCGATTTTCAATGCATGGTACCTAACGTTTAACACAGATAAGAATACACTACTACTTGCAAACAAATCTGATTCAACTAAAGAGATTATTGATAAGGCTAAAGTTGTAGTTGAAAACCTACCATTCTTTATGAAACCTGGGATCATTAAATATGACGTTATGAATGTACGTTGTGATAATGGTTGTAGACTAGTTGGTCAGTCAACTACCGCAAAGGCTGGTATTGGTTTTACGATTCATAACTTGTACTTGGATGAGTTTGCACACATTCACCATTCAATTGTTGACACTTTTTATGAAAACGTTTATCCAACGCTTTCAGCCTCTAAGGTTTCAAGAATTACAATCACATCAACCCCAAATGGCTTTAACAAGTTCTACGAAATATACTCCGCAGCAGATCGTGGCGATAATGAATATCATGCTATGCGTATCGACTGGTGGGAACATCCTGACAGAGACGATGCATGGTACGACAGAGAACTCAAAAACTTAGGTTCAATTGAGGCCTTTAATCGTCAATACGGTAACGAGTTTGTTAGTTCATCTAATCTACTATTAGATCCAGTCGATATGAAGAAAATGCGTAAGCGTATGAAAAAATACGTTTGGCATGACTTTGATGAGTTTGACTATATTTCAATTGACACTAAAGACAATTTATTTTGGGATCCTGATTTTGATATAGATACGTGCAAAGACGGCGAAAAGTTTTGGCTCTTCTCAGTTGATATTGCCGAAGGTAACGGTGGTGATTATTCAGTGATTAATATGTTCGAAGTTTCACCAATGAACGTGAAAGAAATAGAGAACGTAGTTAATCCCGGTGCAATGTACGACTTCTTTAAATTAGAGCAGGTTGGAGTTTTTAGATCTAATGGTCACGTTATTGAAGACTTTGCTAAAGTACTCTATACATTAGCATGTGACATCTTTAACCCAGAAAACGTTAAGATGATCGTAGAATACAATACGTATGGTACAGTGCTCTTTAACTATCTAAGACAAGTCTTTCCACAAAGAAATGATTTTGATGATGAGATGGTAGTTAGATTTAGACATCGTCACGATGCCAGAACTTTAAAACCAGGAATAAAACTTAAGGCTGACAACAAAGCAATTTTTTGTCAGAATTTTGCTAAACTCTACAAGATAAATAGATTAGATTTGACTGAGGAGTCGACAGTGACTGAAGCGAGTCTGTTTGGTACTTTACCAAATGGTAGTTATGGAGCGCAGATGGGGAATGATGATACGATAATGACGGCCATCACTGCAACTGAATTCTTTAACACTACAGACTATGCGGATTACATTGAAGAATTACTAGATTTCATCGACCCAGATCTGCATGATGCTATGGAACAAATACTATATAGAGACTCACAGGATCAAGGAGATTTGCAGTATGATATTTACGACCTACTCAAATAAATTTACGAACGGAAACAGATATATAATAAAAGAACAAAAAAATAAACTAGAACAATTATGGCATTAAGTCCTCAATTACAACAGTTCAAAAGCTCAGGCGTATATCGTCTAGAGTTTGACAAATCACAAACTGTTAACATCCCAGCTGAGACTATCAGATTAGTTGTAGGTAGATCTAAAAAAGGTCCTTACAATACTCCGGTTTTCATCGAAGATGTAGAACAGTTCATCCAAGTTTTTGGCAGCATTGATAAGTCTTTGGAAAGAAAAGGTATGTTTTTCCACAGATCAGCTATCGAAGCTCTTTCAAGAGGACCTATCTTAGCCTTGAACTTAACAGCGGCAGACGAAGATGATACAGTTTCTATCGTTTCTCCAGCTACTAATTCAAGTCAAGAAGGTTTAAGTCACGTTAACTTAACTTCACAGTACAGTGAAGTATTTGATACTGACAAATTCTGGACACCAGACGACGCTAAATTATTGGCAGCAGCTGGTAACGAAGATGAAGCTTCAAATCACGCAATTTCTTTTGTAAACATCAAGCAGACTCCTATCACTATCATCGTTAGACAAGCGGCTAACACTGATGGTTTTAACATGACTGCAAGAGAATGGTACGGTGAAGGTAATATCCCTGAAGGTATCGATGATCTAGACTACGTATCAGACTACATGGTTGACGTAATGGTATTCAAAGGTAAATTTAATGCGGCTGAATTAAACAACGATCCAACTTACGGTACTTACTTTGACAATAAAGGTCTTTTCAGATCAGAGCTTTCTAAGTTTGCTGGTTTAAGAGAAGTTGAGTTGTTAGCACAATACACTGGTTCATTGATTCCAGAATTTATGGACAATGAAGGTCGTCAGTTGTTTATCGAAACTTTGATTAATATCGAAGCAAGAAGAACTGGCTTATTCTGTGCAGTTAACGAAGATGCTTTAGCAGCAATCGATTTAGTTGGTACAGATTTCAATATCTACCAAGACTACCAATTACTTTCACACAGAGTTGATCAAGAGGTTTCTATTGATCCTGTAACTCTTAACTTACAAGTTGAAGTTATGGATGGAGGTGATATGAAAATTACTGGTATTACTAAAGCTCTTATCGAAGCAGCACCATACAACGTAACAGTTGGTAAATTCTTAAAATCAGCTATTACTGGTGAATACTTAATGATTGAAGGTGTTAATGATGATGGTAACGGTAATGTAATTATCAGCACATCTGAAGGTAACTTTAATAAAGCAGTTTACGAATCATTTGACGGTGACTCTAATAACGTTGCTCCAATGGTATTCGGTGCAAACGTTGCAATTACAGTAGATCCTGCCGATGGTGGTTTAATCTTCGATATTCCATTTGCTAACATTACTAGCCAAGGTGCATTAATCTCAGGTAACTTCTTACCTAGCGCTACTGCCGGTGAATATGTAGAAATTTCAAGCGTAGATACAAACTACGATTCAGCTACTAAAATCAAAGTATCTCCAGTTGGAGGTGAAGCATTCTCTTCAAGCTTTGATGGCATCACAGCTGCAAGCATTCAACCATATGTAAGAGCAGCTTCAGCTACTCTAGAATTGGCAACAATCGATCCTAACGCAAGAGCAGTACTTTTCCCTGGAGTTAATACTTCATACACTTGGGAAGATTTAGGTGCTGGTCAATTTGCATTCTCAATCACAGGCGCTGATACATTTGATTGGTCAGAAGTTAAAGTTGGTATGTATGTACCGGCTGACGGCGGTAAATTAGCTAAGATTAAGAGAATTATCAAATCAGTTGACGGTTCTGTAACTACTTACAAATTTGAATCACACAGACCAGTTTCTAGCAGACCAGGTCATGCTCTTAAGAGATATGAAGATTCAACTGATGTTTACACAATGTTCCCACTTGATGGTGCAACTCAAAGCGACAAACTAATCGCTGAGTTAATGGCAGCTATTAAGCCGGGTACAGGTTTAGGTAACGCATTGATTGACAAAGATAACATTACATTTAGATATGTTGTTGATACTTTCGGTTCATTAGAGAACGGCGGTCTACTTAACAAAGAAGAGCTTGCTTTCCTTTGTAAAGAAAGACAAAACGCTTCAGCTATCTTGAACGCTCCGATGATCAAAGAATTCAAAGCTTCAACTAACCCATCATTCTTAGACGAAAACACAGGTGCATTCAGCACTAGATACGTTGCAACTGGTGGTAACTTGAACTTGAATCCATCGGCACTTTACACTCTACCATCGATCAACGAAGGTGCAAACTACGCATTCTACTACGGTCCTGGTTTGAATGTAATCGAGAACGGAAGAACTAAGGTGATCCCACCTGCAGCTTACGTATCTAACAACTACATCGACAAATACACTTCAGCATTGCCATGGTCAATCATCGCAGGGCCAAGAAGAGGTGTTGTAGGCGGTACAGGCGTACAATCTCTAGAATTTGCATTCGACAAAGACGATAGAGACGTACTTGAACCATTCGGTTACAACCCAATCGTATTTGAAAGAGGTGTAGGTTTGACAATTAAAGGAAACAAGACAGCTCAGCAGTCAATTCAATCAGCATTGTCTTCAGCTCACGTGAGAGAAGCGATGATCTATATCGAAGACGGTTTAGCAGAGATCTTGAAAAACTACTTGTTCGAATTCAATAACGCTCAAACAAGATTAGAGATTAAAACTTTGGCAGACAACTTTATGGAGTCAGTTAAGAAAGACGGTGGTGTTTACGATTACAGAAACATCATGGACGGAACTAACAACACTACTGAGGTTATCGACAACAACATGGGTATCCTTGATACTTACGTTGAGCCAGTTAAAGGTCTTGAAATCTTAGTATCGAGAGTAACTATCTTGAATACGGGTGAAATCGCAACAGGTAACTTTGCTTAATAAACGAGATATATAAATAAAACAAGATAAAGATTATGGCTTTACCACATTATTCAGAAGATCAAACTCAGAAAAAGGGCAGAAACTTCGAACCAGTACAGGCTAACCTATTTGAGGTGACTATTTTGCCTCCTGACGGCGTCGCTGGTCAAGAAATGTTACTACAACACATCAACTCTATTTCAGGTTTAGATACTTTACACAGAGAAGTAGCAGCTATCGAGCAGAAATATAAATTCGCTACCAGATCTTTTGCTGGTATGCCTGACGGTACTGCAATCGATGTAACTGTTAACTTTACATTGAACTTAAACGATTCTAACCAAGCGTACTTGTACAAAACTATGAGACAATGGTACAGAGCTCAGTACAATCCTGAGACTGGCGAAATGGGTCTTAAGAAGAACTACGTAGGTACAATTGTTATCGTACAGTTCAACAGAGAAGGTGACATTTACAGAAAAGTAACCCTTGATGATTGTTTCATCACTTCAGGTATCGGTTTCACAGGTGAATTAAACTATGAAACTGCTGATCCACAAACATTAGAAATCACTTGGAGATCTGATCTTTGGGCTGAAGAATTGAACTAATAAACTACTTGGAAGGAGAGGACGCCAAGCGACTTCTCCTTCTTTTTTGCACAGAAAATATAATATATTATTAAAATACTAAAATATTATGAATAACACCAAATTAACCAAAAAGCTTCAAGTTCTATTAACTGAGGATGAAGTGCGTGAGGTTAATCGGGTTATCTTAAACGATGCTTTAGAATCTGAAACTCGACCTATTTCAGTCAGCGCATGGATAAGAGATCTTATTCAGCGAGAGTTAAAGTCTAAAACTCCCGATCAAAAATCAATTGTTAAACAAACGCTTAAAAACCTAAAAGAAAAATAATATGAGTGACGAATTAAACAAAAACGAAGAAGAAATGGCAAGAGCCTTGGATGCTAAAGATGGTATTAACAGAACCATTGAAACTCCAGCTGAAGACGTTTCTGAAATGGAAGCAGTGATTGATTCTACTGGATTAGGTAGAGTTAATATGCAAAACTTTGGTCCAGCTAAACCTGAAAAGTCTGATGACATTTTAGGATGGCATGTTCTTGATCTTAATGAGCTACCGTCTAAAGGTAAATTCTACCCAGCTGACACTGTTCTTAAGATTAGATCTGCAAAGGCAGCTGAGATTAGACACTTCTCAACTATGGACGATAATAACTACATCGACATGGAAGAGAAACTTAATCACGTTGTAGCATCATGTTCTCAAATGACTGGCAATGGTAAAAAATTATCTTACAAAGATATTCTTGAAGAAGATAGAATTATTTTACTATTGAGTATTAGAGATCTAACTTTCCCTGAACCAGAAAATAAGTTGATCCTTAAAGGTAAAACTGAAAAGACTAAAAAGTCAGTTGAGATTGAACTTTCAGTTAAAAACTTGGTTCCAACTGAAATCGTAGCAGAAATCGAAAAGTATTACGATGCTAAAGAAAGAACTTATGTTATTCAAACTAAATCAGCTGGTGAAGTGCGCATGAAGCCACCAACAATCGGTGTGATGGAAGAAGTAACAAGTTACTTAAGAGATCGTCAAGAAAAAGAAATTGAAATTGACAAGGCGTTTATTCAAATATTGCCTTACACTGTATCTGATTGGAGACAATTATCTTTGACTAAGATCTTTTCTTTAGAAGTTGATTACAAAGCATGGGACGATAGAAAGTACATGATCATGTATAGGCTTGCTGAAAAAATGAGAATTGGTGTACAAACCGAACTTTATGCGGAAGTAGATGGAGAGCCGGCGAAAGCCCCTCTTGACTTCCCAGGTGGCATCAAAAGTCTTTTCATTATTTCAGATCTCTCTGGAGAACTACTTTAAGACAAAGTTCTACCTGGGCATACATCTTAGAATGCAACCCTCGGAGATTGAAGAAATGTACTACTATGAATATTGGTACTACGTTAAAAATCTTCAAGAGTACATTAAAGCTAAGAATAAGCAACACACGGACCAACAAGAACAACAGGAGAAACAATCAGCCGCAATGCGAAAGAATACTTCTCCTAAGATGCCTAAAGTCCCATCAATGAAGACTCCGTCTTTAAAGATGCCGAAGTTGTAAAGATATATAGTATGAGAGAAGGAGTGTCATCGAGAGGTGGCACTCCACATACTTAAAAAATACTGATTCTCCAGCTTGAACGCAAACTTCTTAAAAAACGCCTTTGATAAATTAGGTAATCAAGGATCCTTATTGGGCGAAATAAAAGACAACACTGCGGTGATGGCAGCTTCTGTCACCAAGGGCGGAGATCTGTATTCGCGTATAGATAAACTGGTACAAGTACTTGAAGATCTGGCATCTGGTAAAGGTGGTAGTAAAGCAAAGATTGGTTTAGCAGAGTCTATGGCTCTTGCAGTTATGGCACCTTCACTTAAACCAATTGGTTTAGGTTTAGGCTACATTGTTGATGCCATTAATAAAATGGACGATGGCGGAGAAGAAAAAGCCAAAGCATTAGAAGGTATTGTCGGCGTCTTGACTAAATTAGCAGATGTCGGTAAATCTGTTCTTATTTTTGCTGGTTATATGATACTGGCGCTTCCATTATTAGTTTTAACAGCTGCGGCCTCCCCTATTATAGCGCTAGCTATGTTTTTAACCGTGGGAACCGTTATGTTGATCGGCAGAATGCTAGATGAAAAAACCATGGAAAGCTTATCTAATCTTAAAAATGTTGGATTAGGTATTCTTGCATTTGCAGGATCAATGGCTTTAGTTTATTTTATAGGCCCGTGGGCTGTTCAAGGAGCTTTTTACGCGATGGGTCTAATACTTTTATTAGGTATTACATTTAAGATTTTAGATAAAATAGGATTAGCAGATCCTGAATATATTAAAAGCATTGGTGATAGTTTATTATCATTGGGTCTTGGATTACTTGCATTCACAGGTGCTATGGCACTTATATCTTTTATTGGCCCAATGGCACTAAAGGGTTTATTATATGCTATTCCAATATTACTTGCAGTTGTTGGTATATTTTGGCTTATTGAAAAATTAAAGATAGCTGATAAAATGGAAAACGCTGCAAAGGCTTTAGCATTTGCAGGTTTAGGTATTTTATCAATAGGTGTTTCTATAGCTTTATTTAATATAGTAATTCCAGATTGGGGTGCAGTTTGGAATACACTTGCAGTTGTGGGTGTAGTTGCTCTGACATTTGCATTAATAGGTATTTTTGAAAAGCAGATTAAAAAGGGTGCTATGGCACTTCTTTGGGCTTCTCTTGCCATGGTAGCTGTTGGTATAGGATTCTTAATTCTAGGTGCTCTATTCCCAGCAAGTGAAATGTCATTAGAAACTTTTGCACCGCTTTTAATTATCGGTGCAGTAGGTATAGTATTTGCTATTGCGGGTGCTGCAGCTTCATTAATTATGCAGGGTGCTACTGCAATGATAGTCGCAGGTATATCAATGATTCTTTTAGGCGTTGGTCTAATGATTTTATCTGGTCCTTTAGAAAAAGGAGGTTGGGAATTTATTGGTCAGGTTGGTGCTTTAGTAGCAATGATTGCTGTTGAATTTGGTCTTCTTGGCCTTGCAGCTCCATTTATATTAGCAGGTGCGGCTGCAATGCTAGTTTCCGGTATAGCATTAATTATGTTAGGTGCTGGAGTTAGCGTCATGTCGGCTGTTATAAAAAAGGGTGGTAAAATTACAGAGGCCGATAAAGATGGAAATACACCAATCGGTTTATTAGTTGGTAGTATAGGCGATGCATTTAATATGTGGCCATGGGAAGCAGCGGGTATAGCTTTAGGTGCTGCATCAATGATACTCGCAGGAACTGCTTTAGTTCTTGTAGGAGTTGGCGTTAAACAGTTTGCAAAACTTGCCGAAGAGATTGATCTTGTAGAAATGGCTCAAAACATTTCTAGATTAATAGGTGCATTAGCAGTACCATTCTCAGTTATTGGAGGCGGAGGTACTTTAAATGTAATTGATCCGGTCACAGGCGAAGAGGTTCCAGTTAAATTTAGCGGTGGCTCTGGTGGATTCTTTGGTTTAGGCGGTTCTAACCCAGTTTCAATGGGTGTTATGGCTGTAATGAACATGGGTCGAGCCTTAACGAATATTGCAGGTGGTGTACAATCAATGGCTAATTTAAAGTTCCCAACTGGCTTTGATAAAGACGGTAACGCTACTGGTTATAATAAGATTAATAGTGATGATGTAGTTAACGTTTCTACAAATACAGCATATCTTGTAGGTGCTCTCGCAGCTCCGTTTGCTAAAATTGGTAGAGGTGGTAAAACTACTATTAAAGACCCGATGACGGGCAAAGATATTGAAGTTGACTTTGGTGCACCAAGTGATGGCGGTATTATGGGCTTCCTTAAGGGTGGCGGTGATGTACAAAAAGGTATTGCTGCGGTTAAAAATCTTGGTACAACATTATCTAACTTAGCAATTGGTGTTCAAGAAATGGCAATGCTAAAAATGCCAACCGGTTTTGATGCCGAAGGTAAACCAACAGGCTTTGTACCATTTGACGCTAACTCTGCACAAATGGTTACTTCTAATACTGAAATGTTAGTTGGTGCCCTTTCAGGTACATTCGCTAAAATCGGTGCAAATCCAGATGCAGCCGGAGATACTTGGTGGGGTGGTAAATCTAATATTACAAAAGGTATTGAACTTGTTAGTGGTATGGGTACACCATTATTTAACTTGGCACAAGGTGTTCAAGAAATGGCTAACCTTAAATTCCCAGCTGAATATGATGCTGAAGGTAATGTAACTAAATGGTATACTATTAAAGATCTAGGGACACTTCTTCCTAAGATTGAAAGTAACTCAATTAAATTGATCAGTGCTTTAACTAATGTCTTTACTAAACTTGGTGAAAAGAAACCAAAGGGTAGAGGTTGGGCATTCTGGAAGCCAACTAATTTTGAAAAAGGTATTAGATTAGTAGAACAAGTTGGGGAACCATTCCAAAAATTAGCTTCAGCAGCGCAGTCTGCCGCTAATGTGACCAAAGCAGTTGATGACGCTGATAAAATGCATAATACCATTAAATTAATGATGGACGCTCTAATGGGTATAGGTGAAAACACTAATTTTGCAATGGTACCTTTTAGAATAGCATTAATTGAAGCCACTGAAAAGGCATATAAAACTTTTGAAACCGCAATTCCAGCCATTGTTAATGCAACTGCAGAATTTAAACCAGAACTCGGTAAATCATTTATGAGTATTTTTGGTGGAGATGTTAATCCAGACACTTTACCTACTAAAATTACTATGTTAACTATTTTATCCGCAGCTTACGGTAAAATGAGCCAGTCTATTCCAAAGATTACAGCGGCAATAGCAACTCTTATGCCAGAGCAGGCTAATAGTGTACGAGGTCTTTTAGGTGGCATTTCTAATTACGCTGCTAAAACTGCAATGTACACTGTTTTAGGTTTGACATACTCTCAAATGGGTGCAGCGATTCCTAATATGACTTCTGCGATTAATACATTAGACGATAATAAAGCTAAGATCTTTAGCGGCATCTTTATTAACAAAGAAAAAGGTGGTCTATTTAGTAATAAGTATGAGGATCAACAAAAGCTTTGGACCACTATTGGTACAAGTATGATGATGACATCTGTTGCAATGCCTAAGATTGCTGAAGGTATCAATAATATGGACTTGGCTAAGTTGACTGAAGCTAGAACAATGTTCGAAGCACTCGGTGTATTGGCTAATGGTGGCGAAGCTGAAGATATTCTTGCTGAAATGGGTGAAAGCTTAGAAAAAGCAATGGAAAGACTTGCCGATATTCTTAAGACATTCCAAACTACAGTTGGTGAACAAACTGAGTCAAACGAAACTATTCCTGAGAAAATTGCAGGTGCACTCGGAGGTGTTGTTGGTGCATTTAGAGACGGTGCTAGAGGTGACGGAGGAGGCGGTAATTCTGCCGAAGTTGTAAGTGCTATTAATCAATTGAATAGAGCTCTTGTTAAAAACGGTGTTAAGATTAGTAACGTCGACGACCTCCTCGGATAATTGAAACTATTTCTTCTCTGATCATATAAAGACTAAACATCTTTAACATGATTAAATCAACACATTCTCAGTATGACAGCTCGACTTTGACTTCGGCTGCATATAATTATGAACACAAAACTCTTACAGTTCATTTTAATCACGCGTCATATGTTTATTACGGTGTAGAAGCTGCTGACTTTGAGGCCTTTAACTCGGCACAATCTCAAGGTAAAGCACTTAACGAATACATCAAAGGTAAATATGATTTTGAGAAAATTAATGAAGCTGTAACTCAATAATCTTTAACGGGTCGGCCACCAAAAAAACAATATAATAACATGGAACAATTACTCTATTTCGTTCTAGGTGTATTGACGGTGGCAACTTTAGTTGGTGTCGTAAGTATGTTTAGGACTGCCGTGCAGGTTAAGAACTTGCGTGACGAATTACAAACAATCCAAGATTACGTAGACACTCTCGCAAGAGAGCAAGACCATCGAGAAGAACTATTAAACCGTCGCATTGATGGTGAGATTGATCGAATCGATAGAATGGGCGATAAAACAATTGATTACGCGGATACATTGAATAATCATGTACACGATGAAATGAATAAGCTATATGCTTACATTGATTCTCGCACTGATAAATTAGAAGATCGTCTTCAAACTAAATTTAACGACAACACAGCTTTCGTGGACAATATGTTTCACGAAATTAACTCAATTAAGGAGAGAGTCCTCTCTAAATAATTAAACCCGGCCGACCCGTTATTTTTGAAACCTTATCACTGATTTAAGTATAAAAAATAAAAGAGATGACTAAAGCATCAATTGTACAACGACTTTTAGATGAAGGGCACATTACAGCCGAAGAAGCTGTAGTTCTTCTGAATAACATCCAAGAACCAAATATTACTTGGATCCCATATACTCCAAGCGAGACTACCAACCCATACAACCCACCTTTCGAGCCATATTGTACAACTAGTACGGCTGATCAGCAGTTTGAGTATTCTGATACTCGTTGGCCAGGTGAAACTCCTGAGAATAACATCGATTAAACCCAAGTACTAATGAAAAAGCGTAAGCCTTCACGCGAGGACCACAATCCTGAAGATCGCAAACGTAAGCTGAACTTTAAAAAGAAGCGTCAACGTAACCAAGAACCTCATTTTGATCATCGTCGAGTAAAAAGCATGAAAGATCTTGATGAGTATGAAGATTATCAAGACTATGTATAATAACTACACATACAATGCATACATTGCTAACTATGACGATGTAGATCGATCTAAATTTATTTACGATCATCTAGAAAGCATTTTAGTGAATTCTGGTGATTTGGGCTCCGGTGTTCGTGGATGTATTAAAGCTGGTGCTTGGAACAGAGCCAAGAAGATCTTATCAGCATCTGGTGCACCTAAGCCAGTCATTGTACAGGTTATTAATGATCCAGAGGCTGAACTAACATATATTGTAGAGAATGAAAGCAATGGGTGATGATATGATTTTTTGGGATGAGATGTGGAACATGTCAGCCAATCAACTTAAAAAAACAACAAATAAAAATGGGACTATTACAGAAGATAGCGTGGAAGACACGAAGATGGAATCTAAAGATTAACGTACTTGACATATATCTACACGATGGAGACGGATGTTGGGGCTTTTCATTCTTTGAAGTGATCAAAGACTTCCGACCATACGCATTACTCTCTTTTGAGTGTAGATTGCCAAATGGCGGTAATGTTAAGCGCTTCACCATAGATAACTGGGACTTCATGTTCTTAAGCACACCTCTCTTCGATTGGTTAAGCGATATGGAAGAAAGAGAGCTCTGGAACTCAGGTATGAGTCGATGGGAATCATTTTGGTTCTCAGTCTTTAGAAGATTTTACAAATAATCGAAAATAATTTAGCCCAGATTTTTTTATTTGGGCTTTTTTTGGTATATTAGTAGAGTAATTAAAGAACAGAAGTTATGAATTATCAAACTATTACCAAATCAGTGACTCTTAATTTTTACTCAACACCAAGCCACGGCTATCTTCAAGTTCATAAAAACTTGGTTGAGGAAGTTGCATCATGTGAGGCTCTTAGGTCTCCATTCTCATTCTATAATGCTAAGTTGGGTCTTTTCTATTTTGAAGAGGACTGTGATGCACCTGAGATTATGACCGCTCTTAAAAATGTGGGTTATGAGATCAACATCGTCGAAGAGTATGATGAGCTTGAGACTATTAAGACTTATAAAAGACTAGGTTAATGAAAAAGCTAGATGTAAAAATCTGGAACGATGTGCACTCACGTTCTTTGTGGGGTGAAATAGATGCTATTCATCACTTAAACTCTATAGAAGTCGATGAGTACACTCGAAAACTTCTATATCAAAGAACTAAGGAGTCGTTTAAGAAGGGTGTTTATAGATGGACCAATTCTTTGCCACCATCACATGTTTCAAAAGAGATCCTACGGTTATTTGAAGAATTAGGTATAGATCAAAGTCCATTTGACTTGACATATGCAATCGGTAAAGGTAGAAAAATATTAGGCTATGCCGGTAAAAAAACCGTGATGCAATGGGAGCATATGACGCCAAATGAATTAGTCTTTGAAGAGTACGTAAAATGTAAGTCTAGAGAAGAGCTTAGAGCGCTTATGGATAAGCATGTTGGATGTTGTTGGATAACAGCAGAGGAAAACGAAAGACTAGATAAAGCTGGCTTTAGGTCTAAAAGACCGGGCGGTTGGAAACCATGTTACGAACAAGTTAATATTGATGTTGTTCGTAACTTTTTAGTCTAAAATTTTTATTTGTCAATTATTTGTGGTATATTAGATCTGTAATTAAAAGTTAAACATTATGCCTTACATCACTAAAGATCAAGTAGCTGCTAAGCGTGCAGCTTTAAAGAAAGCGCTTCCTGAGTTTAAGTTGAGTGTACGTAATCGTAATCACTCACAAATTTGTGTAACTATCCTTAATGGTCCAATCGAAATGACTCAAGATCCTCGTGGATATGAGCAGGTTAATCATTTTTGGATTGACGATCACTATGAAGATCGTCCTGAGATTAAGAACGTATTGAATACGATTGCTAACATTTGTAAAGAAGATCAGCGAGAGTTGGTTTATGACGGCGATTACGGTTCAGTGCCAACATTCTATGTTAGTATTTCAATCGGTGATTGGGATCGTCCTTATGAGGTTAAAAAGCCTCGAGCTAAAAAGACTCGAGTAGCTAAAGAGACTAAATATGCTGAAGGCTATTTGCCGAAGATTCAGTATTGGACTAGTCGTATGCAACAAGAGGCTACGAAAGGTAATTTGGCCGGAGTTGAATTCGCTAGTAAAAAAGTAGCCTATTTCATGAGTCGCCAAGAAAAAGTCTATGGAAAATAAGAGCGGTATACCAAAGAAAATTCATCAGATTTGGATCGGCGATAAGTCGATCCCACCGCATTGTGTAAACTTCTCAAATGATATGCGAAGACTGCATCCCGATTGGGAATATAAATTGTGGTCGCATCATGAGATTTTTAATGTGGTCTATAAAGATGATCCATTCTTGCAAAGTTATCTTAAAGATCCAGAGCTTTATCGTTGGGCTTTTATTGCTGACCGCGTTAGACTCTTGATTCTTCGAGATTATGGTGGAGTCTATTGTGACTTAGACGCTCGACCTATTCGACCATTTGACGTCGTCTTAGATAAGCTAGCGCCACAGCACACTTTTTTTGCTGGCATGAAACCATCTCAAGATAATAATACACTTATTGATTGTACTGTGTATGGTGCAGTCAAAGGTAGTCGAGTTATTGAGGATTGCTTATCATGCTATGAGAGTCTAACGTGGGCTCACGGTTGCAAGACCTTTAACAATAAGATTATTCAAACAATGGACACTGATATTGCACTCCTAAGTTATGAATACTTCTATGATAACAAAATCACTGATAATACAATTGTCTTGCATGATGTAGAAGAGACTCGTCTATTTTCATGGGTAGATGATGAAAAATTGAAAAAAAGTTGGTAAATTTTTAGCTCCAGATTTTTTTATGTCAAATATTTGTGGTATATTAGATCTGTAATTGTTAGTCAAACTTAAAAAAACAAACAAATGTCAAAAGTAAATTCATTCGACCGCGCGAACATTCGCCAAATCAATGCTGAAATCGAGAACGCTCTTTCAGCTGTAGCTCAAAAGTATGGAGTTGAGATCAACCTTAAGAACACGCGTTTCACCACTGATAACTACTCTACTAAAATTGAGGTGTGTACTCTTAATGACGGTACAGTAATGACCAAAGAGGCCATTGACTTTAATCGTTATAAGAATATCAAAGGTATTAATGCCGAACTCGGAGATGCCTTTAACTATCAAGGTGACATCTTCACCATCACCGGTTATAAGCCACGTAGCTCTAAATATCCAATCTTGGCTGTGAGCAATAACACTGGTAAAACCTATAAGTTTCCTATTTCACTTGTAAATCGTTACGTATAATATGATAGAAGTAATTCAAGATAAAGACTGGGCTCTCGAGAAAATCGGGGGCACTAGTCTTAAAGGACACCTTTATGGTGTAAAATATTCAGAGTTGATCGAAGCACTTGGTCAGCCTACGTTTAATCAAGAGTCAGGCGATGGCAAAACCCAATTTGAATGGGTTTTTGAATTCGATGGTGACTACTATACACTCTATGATTGGAAAACATATGATGTTCAATACACAATCAATGAGCTGACCACATGGAATATCGGTGGTAAGAGTAACGCTTGGGAATTTATTGATGCTCTCGAATCTCTAGTAAAAAAGACTCAAAATGCCTGAATTAGCAGAACTTAAATTAACATCAGACTTTGTAAACAGGGCCTCTGAAGGTCTTGTTTACACATATGTAGAAAAGAATCCAGAACACAAGGGTCAAGATCTTGATATTCCTTTTAAATATTGGAGACTCTCATCTGAAAGTAGAGGTAAAGAGATTGTATTGACTATCACGTGTGATGATACTGGCCAAACTATTCCTATTCGCATGACAATGGGCATGAGCGGGCATTTTAAGGTTACTAATACTGCACATGAACCAAAACACGCTCATCTTAAATTCTATCGTAAAGATGGAACTACACTCTCATTTGTAGACGTTAGGCGTTTTGGCAAGTGGAAACAAGGTGTTGCTTGGAATGAGGACAGAGGCCCAGATCCGACCACAGATCCTAAAGAATTCTTTTTGAATATTATGACCAACTTAACTAAGCCAGTTTTTCGTAAGCCACTTTATGAGGTCATGATGAACCAAAAATATTTTAACGGTATTGGTAATTACCTACGAGCTGAAATCATTTATCGCTTAGGTGATGTTGATCCATTCTTACCAGCATCAATGCAATTGACCAAGTACCCACAGATCATTCAATTGTGTACAGATATTCCGATGTTGGCTTATGCTAAAGGCGGTGGAAGCATTAAAGACTGGGATAATCCATTCGGTACAGATGCTCTTCAAGAAAAATTTATGCTCTGTTATGGAAACAAAGAGATGAATACTCGTATAGATCCTAAAGGCAGAAGGTTTTGGTATGATCCAAAGTGGGATATTTCAATTCATCGAGATGATCTAAAAGATTGGGATTATTATAGCGGCTTACCAAGTCCTAATGCATATAAATAAAACAGATGAAAAAGGAAAGAATGCAAAACCTAATTGTCATTGGTCACCCAGATCAAGATTCGTTTTGCTATAATGGTATTTTTAAAACTATAAAAGAAACGTTATTATCACAAAATGACTATTTAAATGAGATCGAAGTGATTGATCTTTATCGTGATGATTTCTCTCAACCAAGAACAGATCTTATTAAAAAGTATCAAGAGTTAGTAACTTGGGCCGACCGCATTTACTTTGTATCTCCAGTTTGGTGGTTTAGACTAACACCAAGAACAGAAATCTTTTTTGATGAGGTGATGACACCTGGCTTTGCATATAAATTTATGCCATTGATTGGTAATTATGCATATCCTAAACCATTCTTAAGTGATAAGAAGGTTAGAACTTACATTACACATGGCGCTCCTTCGCTTCCTGTAAAAACACTCTACTTAAATTCTGTTAAGTTAAGATTGGTAATGGGCGTATTTACGTTTGTATTTGGTTGGAACATTTCAAGGTGGCTAAAAACTAAACAATTTTGGTCAGTGCCGTTTGTGAGCGACCAAAAAAGAGCCAAGTATTTAGAAACAGTTAAAAAAGACATCATAAGAGATTTAAAGAAGCACCAAATTAAACATTCATCAAAGACCACATATAACTAATATGAAATTAATACTTGTAGGAAAAGCAGCCGCAGGCAAAGATCATTTAAAGACTAGACTTGCTAGTAAGGGTTTTACAGCTGGTGTTAGTCACACTACTCGTCCTCCTCGCCCAACTGAGACCGATGGCAAGGATTATCATTTTGTTACTGTAGCCGAATTTAAGCAAATGATCGAAAAGAATCTATTTGTAGAGTATATGGAATTCAATGGTTGGTTTTATGGGCAAACTAAAGAAGACTTTGAAGCTGCCGATGTAATGATTATGAGTAAAGATGGGCTTGACATGCTGCCTTCTGAATATAGAGAGCGCTGCATTGTCATGTATCTTGATCCACCTCGCATTGATCGCATTGAACGCTTAGAGTCAAGAGCAGATGCTAATGATTCTATTATTCGCCGCATGAATACTGATGATGAACAATTTAAAGGCTTTAGAGATTACGACATCCGCGTCACTAACGCAGATTTTTAAGACAGATAAATAATAAACACGATTAATTAAAATAGTATGAGTACTAAAACACTTCAAGAGCAACGCGATGAGTTGCAAGAAAAAGTAGATGCTTTGCAAATCGAGGCAGCTGAACGTAAGTTTGAAATTCAGTTTAACGACCGCAAGATGGTTAAAACTGTAATGGACCACTTAAACAAAGGCTACACTTGGAAAACCGCAAACGCTGCAGTTATCGTAACGCTTTACGATCAACTAAAACAACAAAACAAAGAGTTGACTAATAGTGATTCTGAAGATACTGTAATCAGTCTTAGAGGTCATGAATTAAATGCTCTTTATCAAGCACTTCTAAATGTAGAAGGTCAAGGCGTTGAGAATGCTCGTCGCTTTATCACAATGCTAACTCACGTTGGTGAAACCGTTTCTAATGCCATGACCGAGTTGGCAGACATGAACAAAGAGATCAATGATATGCACACTCAACTTGATGAGATCTATCGTCAAATTGAAGCTGAAGGTGTAGAATCAGTAGATCCTGAATTGGTTGAAGCTGATGCTGAACAAACCAATGCTTAATGAAATTAGCTAGTAAGAGTCAAAAGAGAATTGATCTTCTTGATCTAGTTACTGAAGCTATCACACATGAGGATATTTTCGGTACCATAGATTATAAAAAGAAGAGCGAAGATGCAATCAAGCAGTTTATTTACCCACACTTGGTCGAGTCTCTAACGCGCTATGTCGTAGAAGAGCAAGGTAAAGACAAAGAGACTGCAAAGGAACTTGTTAAGAAAAACCTTAAATGGGAAGGCAACGTCAATACGACAGTTAGTCATATCTTATTTATGGGAACTCAAAACAGGCCCGACATGATTCTTGAGTTGAATGGCTTAAAGATTGCCATCGAATTTAAGAGAGGACAAAAAGGATCTGATCTGAGATCTGGTATTGGCCAATCAATGATCTACTCAACTCATTATGATTTTGTACTCTATCTCTTTGTTGACACTAGCGAAGACGGTAAAATTAAAAATGCTCAAGGTGGAGTTAATGAAACTGAATTCGTTGACTTGCTTTGGAACCAATACAACATTAAATTTATTGTAGCTTAATATGGCAATTTACGTAACATCAAATATGCAACTTGGCAGACCATCGGCCATCAAGAAATACAGTCGTGATTATCCAAATGTGGATGAAATGACTAAAAAAATGATTGATAAGTGGAATGAGGTGGTCACCAAAGACGATGTGGTCTATCACATTGGCAACTTTGCGTGGGATCCTAAAACTGCTCAAGAGGCATTGTTACGTTTAAATGGTCAGATTTACTTTATTATGGGTGAACATGACCAAGCACTTGAAACTTTAGAGACCAAAGGCATGTTGCGTGCGAGAACTCAAATCGTTGATGACATTGTAGAACTAAAGGATCAAGGTGTCATATTAAGTTACTGGCCGATGAAAGTTTGGCCTAATAAATCTAAGAAGTATTACTCAGTTATTGGTTATCCGTTAAAGAAGTATAAGAGTGATCCAAAGGAGCGTGTTATTAACGCTGCCACTGATTTTTGGAGCAACAAACCACAGAACCTAGTAAAATTGGTAGAGATCTTTGCTGATTTCTAAAAATTGTTCGTAACTTTTTACTCCCAGATTTTTTTATTTGGCTAGAATTCAGTATATTAGTACTGTATTTAAAAGCTAAACACAATGATTAGAACAAAACAACCCAAATCTGAGATCGTTATCGATCTTACTGGCCCCGAAGGCAATGCTTTCGTAATTCTTGGTTATGCCAACCTATTCGCTAAGCAACTTGGCCTTGATGCTAATAAGATTCATGAAGAGATGACTTCAGGTGACTATGAAAACTTGATCAATGTTTTCGATTCTTATTTTGGTGACTTTGTAATCCTCGAACGATAATGAATAATTATGCAATCCAACTGCTTCAAGAAGCGGGGTACTCTAGCGCTCAAATCGCTAACATGACACAACATCAAATTCGCAACTTGGCCCTTGAGGTTGAGATGGAACTTGAACAACTTGAACAAGAATTTTAAAATATTTTAAGGGGGCCTATGTCCCGTTTAAAATATTTTTTGTATATTAGCCTAGTCAATAAAAAAATAACATATATGTCTAAACAAATCAGCTACCGTCAACTATCAGAAAACTTTATTAAGTCTAAATCAGAGCGTGATTACAATGCTCTCTACAATCGTGTAAAACCAGGATTGCGTAACTATATTCATAATGTAGTTAAAGACAATGAAGCTACTGACGATATTTTGACCAACACTCTAACTAAGATGTGGACTAAGATTGATCAATACGATCCATCTTATCAAATCACTACTTGGTTGTATCGTATTGCCTTTAATGAGTGTCTTGGTTGGATTCGTCAACGTAATCGTAAGTACAGCATCGATGCCATGAAAGAGTACGGTATTGAGGTCTCAGAACACTACTCACACACTTCAGCTCATGATCTTCTGATTGAGATGGAACATAAAACTGAATTGGACTTTATCGAAGAAGATCAAGCGATCATGGATTCATATGAGTTGGCTCTAAAAGCAATTAATGATCTTAAGCCAATGTATCGTGAAATTCTTGAAGATCGCCTACTTAACGATATGAAGTACGAAGACATTGCAACAAAGTATAACGTGCCTCTTCAAACTGTTAAGAATCGTATCCGCCGCGGTAAGATTTTGATCCAAGAATCAATGACAAAATAAAGGTATATAGACCTTGAAACAAACGCACCGACAGAGCGTATTAAATCTGTCTAAACAACAAGAACACAGTTCTTTGACTTATTGGTCACCACGTTGGTCCCTTCGTCTATCGGTTAGGACGCCAGGTTTTCATCCTGGAAAGAGGAGTTCGATTCTCCTAGGGACTACGAAATGCTCGGGTGGTGGAATTGGTAGACACGACAGACTTAAAATCTGTTGAACAGTAATGTTCGTGCGGGTTCGATTCCCGCCCCGAGTACCAATAGATAGGAAGCTATCCAATACGCGTTGGAACTAGATAGCTTTAAAAAAGCATCCTATCTTTTACATGCGCCGTTAGCTCAGCTGGATAGAGCATCTGCCTTCTAAGCAGACGGTCTCAGGTTCGAATCCTGAACGGCGTACAAAAGCCCAGACGTGTATTTTACCGTTGCCTCTTTAGCTCAGTTGGTAGAGCAGCTGATTTGTAATCAGCAGGTCGTCAGTTCAAGTCTGTCAAGAGGCTCAAAATTCTATATGATATATAGAACTTACAGAGGAATGCCAGAGCGGTCGAATGGACTGGTCTTGAAAACCAGCGTACTTCACGGTACCGGGGGTTCGAATCCCTCTTCCTCTGCATTTGATCCGGTAGTTCAGTTGGTTAGAATACCTGCCTGTCACGCAGGTGGTCGCGAGTTCGAGTCTCGTCCGGATCGCTAACCTCTTCTTCCTTAGCTCAGTTGGTTAGAGCATCTGACTGTTAATCAGAGGGTCCTTGGTTCGAGCCCAAGAGGAAGAGCAAATATTAGAGGATATATAATATAAATATATGCCTCTATCATGTCATTTACAGAGTTTAAAAACCGTTTTGGTAACATTATTTTCGTGGTCACTGCAATTGGTGCTACTATTACACTAATTGGCTATATTAGTCCTATCGTTGATTATGCATCTAATCTTAATAAACTAGTTGGTGAATATGAGGCAATTCACAATTCAATGCAAAGAATTGAGACTCACATTGAGCAATACGAAGAGGATAGAGCCAATAAGAAAAAGACTTTTTCGATAGGTTTAAGAAGCGATACTGAATCTGGTCAAATTATTTATGTAGACGAGAACAATGGTATTTACAGAGCATTCTTAGATCCATCGTCAAAAGAGTATTTTTACTACGATACAGAGGGTCATCCGATCTACTGTTATACACAAAAGCCCGTTAGAAATCAAGAAGATCATGTAGAGATTAGACCTATAGTTATCCCTGAACTGATCGTGGTTTCTGACACAATTCAGCAATAATATTTACGAGAAGTGGCGCAGGTGGTAGCGCATCTGGTTTGGGACCAGAGGGTCGCAGGTTCGAGTCCTGTCTTCTCGACCATATGGTGATTGTAGCTCAGCTGGTTAGAGCGCTGGATTGTGGTTCCAGAGGTCGTGGGTTCGAAACCCATCATTCACCCAAAGGAAAAGGTAGTGAAGCTGTTAGGTTGGCGCCAAGAAAAAGGGTTTGTAGTAAGGCCAGCAAACCAGAAACCCCGAAAGACCCGAAGCCTTTTCTTTTTAATTGTCCTGTGGTGTAATTGGCAACACTAGTGGTTTTGGTCCACTCATTCAGGGTTCGAATCCTAGTGGACGTGCAAAAAACTTTAAAAAAGTTACGCAAATATTTTTTTATATGAAATGTTTGTGGTATATTGGCCTTGTAATCATCGGTAATAGTTGATTTAATAGAGACAGTAAATCTTAATTAAATTAAATGACTATGGAAAAGATGATGACAAAACAA